TCTCACAGCGTCAGCAGTAAATACAAATTCATTTTTGCTAAGTCTAGCAGGCACGTCATCGGCTTTCTCTTTCGCACCGTATGGCATGAAGCCTCCAGTATAACGCATATCTGCTTCGATTGGAAGCCCTCCCAGACCACTTTCTTTTGGCGTAGGCTTTGTCCCCATAGCAAAATTTGTTCTCATTAAACCACCATCTTTTCTTCCAGGGACATCAGGTCTAAAACCTGTTGGATCAAAACCTGGGAAGTAAGTGTCTAATAGTTGCCCTTCTAAACCAACTATCTCATCTTCGTCTAATCCTAAATCCTCACCCTCTCTTCTTATAGCATTTTTAGCTTGTAGATATGTTAAACCCGTTCCTAAAAGAGCAAATATGTTTCCTAATTTAAAACCTTCATCTTTATCTCGTATTATTAATCCTTTAAATGGATTAAAAGCTCCTCCCTCGCCAAGAAAACCTTTAGTTCCTTTTGTTGTTTTAAGACTACCTAATCCTGCAAAACCTTTTGTTGGATCTAAATCTCTGTATTCTTGTCCTGCAGTCCCATATAAAAACTCATCAAGTCTTCCTCCACCAGGTATTTTTTTAGTAAGATCTCTAAATTGTCTAGATGGTGCTGCAGCCAATATAGTTTCTAACGGGTTAATTCTACCTTCACCCGCTCTTAATTGACCAGCAACAGATAAACCTATACCTGCAAGTGGATTACTAGCTGCAACAAAAGGTGCAGCAACTCTCATAATTCCAGATATTTCTTTAGGAACTATCTTCCTAACTACTGATTTAGCTTTTTGTTTTATTTTCCTTAATAATCCCATAATATACTTCTATTTTGTTTTTGGAAACAAATCAAGCGCAGGCATGATTACTTTGACATCTCGTCTAATCTCTGCTTCTGGCACCCCTTTTGTCTTCCATTCGTCCTCTGTTTTGTATACCTCACCTGTTTTTAGGTTAGATATGGTTGTTATTATCTTCTCTGGTTTTATTGTTTGCATTATGTTGTTACCTCTCTTGGTTCTATTTCTAAGATCGAAGCCACTACATGCAGTTCATTTGCATCGCTAGCTTGAACTTTTAAAGCCTCACTAGCCTCCATAACAAGAGGTTGTGTTAACAGCTCAACAGTAGTGTTTGAAGATACGGCTTTACTTTTAAATAAGCTAAATATGTTATCTGATGCGTCCACTAAAGTCACTGTTATATTAGCTCCTGATCCATAATCTTCAGATACTAAAATCGATTTAACCACAGCAGTTTTAAACGATGGCACCGTATACAGTGTCGTAAGATTTGTAGTCGTTAGATCTGCTTTTTTATTTATAAAACTATTTGCCATTAATTTATAAAGAAGTTTTCTGCTTCCATTTCATCTTTTAAGTCTTGTTGATAAGTAGTGTTTAATTTTTGTATCACACCGTCAAGGTCCCTTACCTGTGCATCAGCAACATCTTGCCTGTATACTTCACTAGGTCTTGTTAATACTTGTACTATCTTTGCCATTATTCTGTATCTCCTGGAGAAAAAGGATCATCATAGTTTCCTGTAGATGCATCAAAACCTCCTGAATATCCAGAACCTTCTCCTGTTTCATCTCTATAAGCTGCTTCTGATCTAGCTCTATCACGAGCTGCTTGAGCTCTTTGTTCTGCTCTTTGTTCTGCTTTTCTCTCTAATTCTTTGTCCAAATAGTATTGGTCTATCTCTCTTAAATTTAAACCTCTTCTTTGTCTACTTCTTGCAATGTTAGCTCTTCTATCTACTAGACCTGCGTAATCACCAAGTGCGCTTCTTATGTTATAACCATACTTATCTTGTCCGGGAACATTTCCTCCAGCTTGAGATAATATAAATCTTTGAGCAGCAGGGTTTAAATTTTTAAAATTATCAGGCAATGCTTTAAGTGCTCCCATTATTCCCGATAAAGCAGTAAGTTGTGGTACAAAAGGGACTGGACTAAACGCACCTAAAACATTTAAAGGTGTTATAGATAAAGGTCCAAACTCTACTGGTTGATATAATTTATCTAAACCAAGTGCAACTCTTTCTAAAAACATTGGATCTCTTCCAGTAGTTTCTAAATCTCTTCTAAGAGATTCTATCTCATTAGCTCTAAAATCCATTGCTTCTGGAGATTTTGTAATACCACTTTGTAAAAATTGATTTTGACCCATGTCAATATTATCAAGACCCTGTGATCTAATTATTTCTTGTGCTTGTTCACGGATCATAGGCACGTCACTTTTTAACATAGCTTCAATTGTTTTATTTGAAGGTCCTATTCTATAATCAATTCCATTTGCCATTATCTTCTACCATCCGGTTGTACGTCTAATCTAAATGTGCCTAGCTTCCAGTCTTGACTAGTGCTCGTGTTTTCTATCTTTAGAGCCACTGCTCTAGCTCTTGCTCTTGTATCTACTTTAGTCGTTGATGAGCTAACTGTAAAGGGTCCTAATGAAGAACTGGCTGCCGCATCATTAGAGTAATTTTTTAAATTTAATGTAACTCTTGTATTACCTGTTTGAGATATAAAGTCTGGCACAAATCTTCTAATTTTCATTAAAAATTCACCATCACCTCTTAAGCTAGCAGCACCTTCTTTTGTTGATGTTATATCATAATCTCCAGAGGTTATTGTGCCTGTAACAGCTGTAACTGCTCCGCCTTTAACCTGATCCGTCCCTGTTTCGTGTTGATAGTATGTTGTAATACCATCCGTATTACCTTGTACGTATGTGGATGAAGTCGCTCCTTCAACACCATCTGCATCGTACTCCATAGCGTGTGGTTTACCAAATACAGCTGAGTCAGCCCAAGCTGTCCTAGCCAAAGTGCCCACAGTCCATACAGGTCTTTGTGGTTGGGAGTCAAAGTAATTGTAAGATACCATCTTATTAACCACGGCAGAGTTTTCTGTTGGATAGAACCACATAATCTCACCAAACAAGTTATTAAGACCAGCTGCAATCATTTGATTACCAGAATCTAAATTAATATCGTCGTATACAAAGTCCTCTACTAAGCATGGTAGTGATTGTAAGGCACCAGCATATTTAAAGAAACCGTTCTCTGACATCCAGTATGCAGCTCCATCTACCTCTACTGCTGCATTCTTACCTACGAGTCCACAGTTAGTTCCAACCTGTACGAAAGCAAATGTAAATGGTTGACCAACAAAACGCATCAAGAATAGTGCTGTGTCTGTGTAAACATAAATTGCATCTCTACCTCTAATAGCTCCCATGATCCGTGATCCGTCGGCCAGTCTCTGTGTACCAGCTGTATTGGTTGCTGTAGGTGTGTATGTATTAATATCTTCTTGAGACGAGAATCTAACAAACATATCGTCTTGTGTAGACTTTGTGCCAATCGTTGTTTCTGTTCCAAAAAATACTAAGTGTCTATCTGGTGTAGATACAAGCATGTGTCTAGATGCAGTCGGTGCTCCAGATATAATCGTGGCTCTAGAAGATGTTGCATCTGAAGCTGCAGAGTTCCACTCAAACACTTCTCCGTCTACAATTAAACAAATAGCTTTGTCACCAAAGTTATCAATAGACCACATACCAGGATCTACAATTAAGTCACCCGATGCTGCTTCACCCCATGCTACGAAACTAGATGAGTTGGTTACTGTTGCTCCAGCAGAGTGTGATGCTGCTGTTGTGTTTCTTACACCTCTTGTTACACCGGTTAATGTATTTGTAGATATACCTGTATAAGATATTTCTTCTGTTCCTATCTGAACAAAGTTTGTACCTGATGATGGAAACTGTGATGCATCGTTTAATGTTATGCTTGTAGATGATGAAGATATATCAGAAGATAAAACTGTTGTAAAAGCTCCCACTTCTGTTCCACCCCAAGATCCAAGTGACCAACCAAAACCTTGTGATTGCACATCTGGTCCAACTCTAAAATAATGCTGTACTCTAATGCCACCAGACTCTGTTGCACCAGATCCTGACTCGTTAGATGGCATAGTAATTGTAATCTTATTTGAAGACGGCACAGTTGTAACCATAAATCTAATGTTATCAAAATCATCAGAATCAAAATTAGAATTTGTTATCGTTGTAAAGTTATCTAGTAATACAATGTCTCCTGCTTGAATACCATGATCTCCTGAAAAGTTTATTGTAACGGTTGCTTCTCCATTTTCCGTGCTAAATGCATTAGTGAGTGTTGTGGTAGATTTAATTGGGTGTATGTCGTAGAACACACCACCAGAGAAAGCGTATAAAATTCTGTTTGATCCTATAATAGAGTATTTTCTACCTTCACTATTAGTAAATTGATGTAAAGCTCTTACCGCACCTGTAACGTTATCAGCTCCTAGCTGCTTCCAGCCACCTATTTTTTCAGGCGTGCCGTATCTAAACCTGACATTGTCACAGTCTATCCACTGGCCTTCAGCTCCTGTTGCAGTAATCTGTTTATTTATTCCGGGTAAAAACCCTATCTTTTGTAGCATAGATCTCCAGATTATATTAGATTGCGTTGATGTTCAACGTTATTTGACTATTCCTAGCATAGGTCTTTTATCATACAAATTGCTCTTTGCAAACTGTCCATCTGCATGGTTATAGTGTAGGAATACTTGGCCACATAGCTCGCCCTCAAAAGGCTCTCTCCAGTGCTCTAATTCACATCCAGAGTAAATAAGCATATCTCCTGGTTTTAAGTCTACTTTTACACCTTTGGGTGC